GCAGCGAGGCGCAGGACACCAGGCCTTGATCACAGGTCATTGGAAGTGACCAGACAGGCCAACCACTACGTAGTAGTGGACATATAGAGAGTGTTACTCCCTGTTCTCCCTATACTGTCCTGCTTATCCTCAGGCCCACCCTCACCGGTGGGCCATTTGCGTCTGCACAGGTGTGGATGAGCCTGTGGACAGGCATGATGGATCGATGGAGACCAGATGAGCGACACCCTCACCACGACCCCTCAAGGCAGGCTGCAGCTGGCACGACCCCCAGCCACCGAGGACGAGCTGTGGTGGGTGGTCTTCGCCATGTTCGGGGTGGCCATCCCCCGGCAGGCCGTCTGCGAGGGGCACGTGGCCCCCTTCACCGCCTTCGCCCATGCCTACTTCGCCAGGGAGCCCAACTACGCCCTGTGGTACGGCTCTCGGGGCACGGGCAAGAGCTACATGCTGGCCCTGCTCGCCCTGGTCAAGGCCGCGGTGCTGGAGATCAACGTGACCCTGCTGGGCGGGTCCATGGCCCAGTCCCAGAACGTGCAGGAGCATGTGGAGAACCTCATGCTCAAGCCGAACGCTCCCCGGCAGGCGGTCACCAAGCAGATCCAGACCGAGCTGGAGTTCGGGGAGTCCAACTGGATCAGGCCGCTTCCCGCCTCCCAGAAGACAGTGCGCGGCCCTCACCCGCACATGACGCTGCTGGACGAGATCGACGAGATGGACAAGGACGTCTACGACGCCGCCATGGGTCAGGCGATGGAGAAGCCCAACGCCCGGGGCATCGAGATCCCCGAGATGGTGGTGGCCTCGAGCACGTGGCAGAACCCCGTGGGCACGTTCTCCACGGTGATGGCCGATGCCAAGGCCAAGGGGATGCCGATCTTCACCTGGTGCTGGCGGGAGGTCATCAAGTCCAAGGACAACCCCACGGGGTGGATGAGCCCGGAGTTCATCGAGCGCAAGAGACTGAGCGTTCCTGCCGAGATGTTCCGGGTGGAGTACGAGCTGGGCGAGCCTGCAGGAGGAAGCCGTGCGTTCGACCTGGCCAAGCTCAACAAGTACTTCCGAGCTGCTGAGACTGTGGATGAGACCCATAAGGGAGATGACGACGAGTGGGTCTTCGAGAAGCCTGATGCTCTGGGTACCTACGCAGCAGGGGCTGACTGGGCCAAGGAGCACGACAAGACCGTCTTCCGGGTCATCCGTACGGATATTCGCCCATGGAAGGTGGTCTACCTGAGGATCTGGAACAGGCGGCCGTGGCCCACGATGATCGATGCCTTCAACGACCTGTGCATCGAGTACCAGGCGGTCAGCGCCCATGACGCCACCGGCCTGGGCAATGTCATCCACGACATGATCGACGAGCGCACCATGAAGGTGCTGATGATCGGCCGGGACAGGACGAACCTGCTGACCGAGTACATCACTGCCGTGGAGCAGGGCGTCTACGACCTGACCACGCGTGCCACTCCCGACTTCGACGCCCACAAGGGCACCACAGTCGAGGAGGTGTTCATGCCGGGGCGCTGGAACTCCCACCTCGCCGACGAGGTTGCTGCGGGGGCGATCTGCCATCGGGCGGCCATGCGCATGGCTCCGGCAGCTGCTGCGCAGGGCGTGCCCAAGACGGAGGATCCGAAGAAGGACTTCGAGGGCTTCCATGCCAAGCCTGACGTGGACGTGGCCTACGACATCGGTGGCGTCACCGTGCAGATAGCGTCGGACGACATCGCCGTGTTCAACCTCTGAGGTGAGGGCTTGGGGCCTTCGTCGCCGTTAGCATGGGTGGCAGCCCTACCGTGGAGGACGCATGGAGTACACCCCTGCCGGGCGGTCATCGGCCTTTACCCTGCCGGAACTGACTGACGCTGCTGATCTGCAGGCGATCCTCTCGGACTTCGCCGACGACACGATGAACGCCCATGGGGACGTGGTCACGGGCAACTTCACGATCACGGGCACGGTGAATGCCACGGCTCTTCAGGTGGGCGGCGTGGCTGTCCCCGCGCTGAGCGCGGCCACTCCGCAGAACACGGGGACGGCCGCTCCTGGATCGGCGACTGCGGCCTCGAAGGCCGACCATGTGCACCACCTGGGCACGATCGCCGAGTCCGATGTGACGAACCTGACGGCCGACCTGGCTGCCAAGGCGAACCGCATCTATGAGCCGGCGCCCACCATCGCGCTGGCCACGAACGTGGAGACGCTCGACCTGGCGAACTCCAACGTCTCGTACATCACCACGGCCCCGACGGCGAACTGGACGCTGAACATCACGAACGCCCCCACGACCAATGACCAGGCGATCACGGTCACGGTCTTCTGCACGCAGGGGGCCACGGGCTACATCCCGGCCACACTGCAGGTGGCTGGAAGTGGCCAGACGATCAAGTGGGCTGGCGGCAGTGCCCCGACGCCTACCTCGAGTGCGGGCAAGATCGACATCTTCTCCTTCACCCTCGTGCGCAAGTCAGGCGCATGGGTGTGCTTCGGCTCGATGCTGGCGAACTTCTGATGCCACGGCGCGGATCAGTAGGAGGGCTGTACGCCCCGATCAGCGGACTGGCTCGTGCAGCGTTCAACCTTGCCACGGGTGGAACGATCACCACGTTCACTGCTGCCGGTCAGGCCGGCACTGTCTCGGGTCACAAGTACCAAGTGCATTCGTTCTCTGCAGGCGGCACCTTGACGGTACTGAACGCACTGAAGCCATTCGACCTGCTGCTGGTAGGTGGTGGGTCTGATGGTGAGTCGTACTTGACCCACACCTACGGCGGTGGCGGTGGCGGTGTGCTCCAGCAGCTTGCAGTTGTACTGGCTGCGCAGGCCTATGCGGTCGTGGTGGGAGGACCGAATGGTCTTGGTAGTAACGGTGGTGGCTCCAGCGTTGCCGGCTACTCGGTGTCAGGTGGTTCATCCAACGGCACATCGGGTGCTCCTACAGCCTATGGGCCGAGCCCCACATATGGTCCGTCGGGTGATCAGTACCGGGCCGGCGGCGGTGCTGGAGGTGGCGGCAGCGGCGGCGACATCATCCCCGGCAATGGCGCCTACTACGGTCCCGGCCTGAGCAAGGACACTTCCGGGTCGTCAGTCGCATACGCGCCAGGCAACTATGGGTATGGCGGCAATGCCGGTCTGGTGATCGTTCGCTACGAGATCGCGCCGTGAGCGACGAATGGGAGGAGATCGCATGATCGTTCCGGTGCCGATCAACATCACGATCTGGCAGGGCAAGCCGTGGGACATGAGTTTCACGTGGAACCTCAACGGTGCTCCCGCCGACCTCACCGGTCATGGCGGGCGCATGTCGCTGGTGTCCACGAAGTCGGGCAGCGTCCCATTCGTGCTGGCCAGCGTGGCCAATGGCCTGGTGGTGCTGACGAATCCCGGCCTGATCCGGATCTTCCTGGCCCCGATCCACACAGGCGTCCTTGAGGTGGGGATGTACGAGTGGGACTACGACGACCTTGACTCCTTCGGCAGCCCGCTCGGGCAGGTCGCCAGCGGGAAGGCGCGAGTGAGGCGCGATGTCTGACGATGATGTGGTGGTCTACCCGCCTGAGCCGAGCGCGGTGGCCGTCTACCCCGCTGACGAGTCGAGCGTGATCATCGACGAGACATCGACGTCGGTGGTGATCGTGTCCTCTTCGGGCCTGCAGGGCATTCCCGGTCCGCAGGGGGAGCCGTCCACGGTGCCCGGGCCTATGGGCCCGCAGGGACCGCCTGGCTCCGCGCCGCAGGCATACGTGCACGATCAGTCCATTCCGGACGTCGTCTGGGCGATCCAGCACAATCTGGGCTACCAGCCAAACGTGACGGCCATCGACAGCGCAGGGACCACTCAACTCGGGGAGACTGTGTACGTGGACGAGAACAACCTCGAGGTTCACTTCCTGGCTGCCTTCGGCGGCAAGGCCTACCTGTCCTAGGGAGAGCTCATGTACATCAACGCCCCAGTCACCATCGAGGGTGCACTGACCCTGGTCAGTTACGCCGACCTGCAGAAGCAGGAGCTGCGCAACGCCCGCATCCAGAACCTGGCGGGTGATCCCGGCACTCCGGTGACTGGGCAGATCTACTACAACACCGGCAACAACACGCTGCGCTTCTACAACGGCACGACCTTCGTCACGCTGAGCACCGGCTCGGCGATGACGTTCGGCGTCTCGACGGGCCAGACCACCTACGGCCTGACCAGGTCCGATGGCGTGGGCACGGATGCGGCCCGCAACGACCACACGCATGGCACGCCCAGTCTCTCGAGCAACGTGGCGTCCACCCAGGCGTTCGGCGATACGGCCTCCAATGGCACGGGCACGGCCCCGGCGAAGGATGACCACAAGCACGCGATGCCGTCGGCTCCGACGGCCTCCAGCGTGGGCGCGGTGGCGAACGCCAACGGCACCCCGAGCATCTACCAGGACATCTTCGCGAACCGTCCGGCCTTCGGGACTGTCGGCCGCCTCTTCGTGGACACCACCAACCAGCTCATGTACTACGACACGGGCGCGGCGTGGGTGCAGATCTACGGCTTCGCGGGCACTCCGAGCACGCAGGCCTTCGGCGATGCCGCGGCTGCCGGCACGGCGGTCACGGTGGCCCGTGGGGACCACAAGCATGCGATGCCCGCC